GGTTGGGCGGCGCCGCCCGCAGGTGGTTGCCTGGTTGTGGGATCAGATGCCCAGGTCGGCGCGCACGTTGGCCAGGATGTCCTCGCCGTCCACGATGCAGATCATGTTCACAAGGTCAATCTCGAAGTGCACGCGGCCGCCGACGGTCAGCTTGTAGTAGCTCAGTGCATAGGTGTAGTTCTGCTCGGTCATGTCGCCAGCCTTCTGGCTGCCGGCGTCCAGCTTGGCCAGCCGGCCGCGCATGAGGGCCTCGCATGCCTGCGAGCCCCCTTCGTCGTCGCGTGCCAGGGAGCCGGCAAAGCGCAGCATCACGGCATCGTGGCGGCGAGAGCCCCATTTCGCGGTCAGGCCATCGAGGAAGCCGGCACCCTTGATCTCGGCCTCCATTTTTTCCTGGCCCATGTCCAGGGCAATTTCGCCATCCATGCCGCCGGCTCGATAGTCCTCCAGCTTGCGGGACAGTTCGGGCAGCTTCACCTCGGGGACTTCGCCGCGATAGCTCACGCCGTCCACGAACATGGCGAAGTTGATCAGTTTGCGTGGCAGTGCCATGTGTTGCTCCTGTGCTTACAAGCCGCTGGAAACGCGGTTGGCGAAGTCGAGATAGAAACGGTCGGTGATGCGCTGGCGGAAACCGAGGTCTTCCAGCGGCGGGACGGGCGTGTAGTCGTAGTCGATGAGCAGCTTGCCGGTCTTGAGCGTTTCCGTGCTGTTGACGGTTTCGTCGTACCAGCATTCGCCGCCAAGGATGTAGCCCTGGGAGCGCAGCGTGCGAAAGCGCGAATTGATGCCCTCAATGATGTCCTTCACGATGGACGGATGCAGGGGCTTGTCCACGAACTCGAAGTGCCCCTCCACCATGGTGTCAGCCAGGATGTGGGCCGTGCGAGTGGCGGTTTCAAAGGCGAAATTCTGCTCGGTGCTGCAGGTACGGTTGCCCCAGAAGCGGAACCCCTGGTGATTGATGAGCGTCGTGACCTTGCCTTCATTGAGCAGGTCGGCGTCGGAGTCCGTACCTTGCAGATCCCAGTAAACGCTGCGGCTGATGCCGGTGGGTCCGTTCAGGGGCACATTGGACAGGCTCTTGTGCCATCCCTGCTCCGCATCAATGCGGGCGCGCAGGCCCAGGGCGTAGGCGGTTGCCGGTGCGACGATGCTCTTGTTCTGCACTGTGCTCCAGCGGGTGAATTCAGGCCAGATGAGCATGGTTTCACGCTTGCCGAAATCGTTCTGGTACAGCAGGGCCTCGCTCACGTCCTCACACTCCCATGCCGAGGCATAGACCATCCCGCGCAGCTTCTCGCCGATGGCTGTAAGCGCATCGGCGACTGGCTTGGCGTCCAGGCCCGGCGCGCCCAGGATTCGCGGCTTCACGCCCAGGGTGGCCTGTGCATCCAGCAGAGCCTGCGCGCCGGTCCGCTTGCCGTTGCGGTAGTCGCCCACGGCCTTGCTGATCTGGTCGGCCTGGCGCTCCTCTTCGGTGGCGCCAACCCCGTCAGCAACACGCACGATGACCATGGCGGGGCGACATTGCTGCTCGATGGCTTCCAGCGATGGAGCCAGCGTGCCCAAGGTTCCGGCTTTCTCCATCGCACGGCGAATGTCTGTGACGAGCACGGGCGTGTCCACTGGAAAGAACTCTGCGTCTGCATCGCTGGCCGTGGCCACCATGCCGATTACCGCCGTGGAGACGATGCGCAGGGCCGTGGTGCCGGCGTTCAGTTCGGTGACGCGCACGCCGTGATGAAAACTTGCTGTGGCCATTGTTGAGCCCCTGAATGTGTTGCTGGTGCGCGGCTCGCGCGAGATGAGCTTATGGTGCTCGGGTCAGCCGTCAATCGCCAGCAGGGGGCGCTGTCGCTGGGCGTTCGACATAAAAAATGGCCCGCCACGCTGTTTGCATGGCAGGCCTATGTAGAGACGCGAGTTCAGGCTACTGCGTAGCGGCAATGCTGAAAAGGTCTTGCAGCTCGCGCTGGGTGCCCCCCAGCGTGGTCCATACGTGGACGAGGAAGGGGTTGTGAATTTCCCATTCGTCCGCCTCGTATTCGATCTGTGCGTCAGCCCGAAGGGCCGGATCTTCTATCCCTGCAATGAACTCTTCGACCAGCTGCAGCAGGGTGGCCTGGCCGCCGTCGGGCAGTGCGCGTGCAGTGCGCTGCAGGGCCTTGCGGCCCTGGCGCCGGGTGATGGCCTGCGGCACGCGCTGCAGGCGCAGGGCCTCGATTTCTTCGGCGGTCAGCGCGATGACTTGCCACGGCTGCTGCCATCGATCACCAACCATGGCGGGCTCGCCCAGCTCGATGCGGTGGGTGTCGCTGTCATGCACGGGGGGCGCCACCTGGTGGACCCATGCGAAGCGTGTCGGCGGGTCGAATGGCATCGGAAAAATAGTCAGCGGGTGCGCGTCCCGGATTTCCTGCTCGGTGATGCCGTAGCGGCCGGTTTCGGTGTCTATGTAGCTCATTGCCTGCCCTCGCTATGCCACGCCGCCCAGGCGTGCGCCTGTGTTTTTCCAGGTCACGTAACTATTGCCGTCTATGTAGTTCCCGGGGGCGCCGGGGCCGTACTCGCTATACACGATTCCTGTGGTGCCGGACGGCCCGCCATAGCTGCCGCGCGTGCCCCATCCACCCACGCCGCCCAGCGGCCCGCCCGACCCACCACTGCCGCCCTGCACCCATGCAGGTGCGCCACCTCCGAACGACGGAAAGTCGGAGCTGTATCCGCCAGAAGAACCGGCCTGTGCCGGACTGATCACCAGGTCGGTATCGGAGTTGAAGCCCGCCCCCATGCCGCCCTGGCCGCCGTACACGTACTGGCGCGTGCCGCCGAAGGTGGCCTCTGCTGCGCTGCCGCTGCCGCCCCAGCTGCCACCGCCCGCGATCTTGCCCAGGTTGTCGATGGTGACGGGGATGCGCGTGTGGATGGCGGTATCCATGCGCCTGCCTGCCACGGTGGTGCTGGCCGAGATGGCGAGCGTGATCCCTCCCGGGAAGGTCTGGGCGGCGTCCAGCACGATCTGATTGATGTAGGGCGCCGTGATGTTGACTAGCACGGGCGAGCGTGCATCCCAGCCGGCCGCAATGGCCAGGTTGCGCATGTGGGGCTTGGCCACGGTGGCGCTGATGTTGAGCACGAACAAGCGCACGCGGTTGGCCGTGTACATCTGTCGGCGGATCATGCGGGCGCGTCCTCCAGCGCGCTGACGATCCAGCCGCCCGAGCCCGTGAACGAGCGTTGAAAGTACAGCAGGTGCCGGCGCGCGACGGTGAAGGTGGGCACCTTGCCGCCCGCCCAGGCGCAGCCGGCCGGCAAGGTGATGCTGCCACCCGTGTGGTACAGCTCCACGCTGCAGCTGTAGGCGCCTGCAGGCACGTTGACCAGACTCAGCGTGACGGCGCTGGCCACGGCGCCATAGAACTGGTCCCCCTTGGAACAATCGATCACGCCGCCCGCGCCCAGTGGTGCTACGCCTAGGCCCACTGCCGCACGGGCCGACGCTGGCGTGGTGCCCAGGGGCAACTGATTGCCGTTGTGCATGTACAGCGCCCAGGGCGCCCAGACTTCGGGTGCAGTCGATTGCAGGGCGCGCACGCCCAGGCCCGTGGCCGTCAGCGCGGTTTGCACGGTATAGCCTGTCTGCCCGAGGACCAGCAGCGATGCCGGCGCGGCAAAAGGGTTGTTTGCAGATGCGGCGCCGAGCCGGTAGATGCCGCCTCGTTTTGCCAGGTTGGCGTCTGCCACCAGTGGGGCCTGCTCTGCGCCAAGGCCCCAGTCGCCGACCTGCAGCAGCCTGCCGGCCGTGGCGTCGTTCGGGCTTTCGGTCACGGTTTTGCCGGCCGCATTGCCCAGCACGGACAGCACCCAGGTGCGCAACCGGGAGAGGGTGCCGACACGCGCCGCGCCGCCCTGGTTCAGGGCCAGGGTTTCTTCGCCGGTCAGGTCAGCGGCCGGCTGCATGCCTGCGTGCAGGGCGGGCTGCGTGCTGCCGGCCAGGTCCGCCAGGTCGCTGTCAATTTCGTGCATGGCCTGCCGCAGGCGCAGCACATCGTCGGCCAGTTTGTTGTCGGGATGGGGGAGCGGCCATCCGCCGTGCTCTGTTTGCTGGTCCTGCATGCATCCCCCTTACAGCACTACGGCGCGCAGGTTGCTGACAAAGGGGCGTGCCGTGGTGCCGCCCGTCAGCGTGAGGCGCAGTCGGCATCCCGCGCCTGCGGCAAAGCTGGCCAGCTCGTGGGTGATCTCTCGCACGCCCGTGGTGCCGCTGCCGGCCGATTTGTAGGGGACCTCCTCCCAGGGGCCGTTGCGGTCTGCGCCCTGCACATGCACATGGACGGCCGAGCCCCCGGGGATGTTGCCCTCATAGACCACTTTGATGCGGCTGTTGTTGTCGGCCGCGAGGGTGCGCGAGATGTACGTGCCCTGGTTGCCGATTTGCGCCGCGATCAACTGCACGCCGGGGCCGAGCACGGCGGCCTCCTTGGCGTTGCCGGTGATGCGGGCGCGCACGCTGACGCGGCCCGTGAACGGAGCGGCCAGCCAAACAACCTGGCCATCGGTCAGCTGGATGACGGCGTTGTCCAGCTCTGGCGGCATCTGCACCTCGAAGGTGAGATTGGCATCGGGGCCGGGCCGCTCCGCGAATCCCAGCATCATCAGGTCGGTGGCGTCCACCAGGTCGGCCGTGCCCAGGTCGATGAGGCGCGCCGTCTCGGTGTACTGCGCGGCCAGCAGCCGGAATGCCATGTCCCGGTCCTGGTGCGCAGTCCAGGTGCTGGCGTTGCTGCTGGACAGCAGCACGCCCACTTGATAGGGCTGGCTGGTGACATAGCCCACGGCCGGGTCTTGCTTGCCCAGCTCGGCAATGGCCAGGGCGGTTTTGGCGTCATCGCACAGGACCACGATGGCATATTCGCGCTGGGCCTGCAGCAGGGTGGGCACCCAGGTGATGCGCGTGGCATCGCCCAGGCTGATGGCCTCGGGCAGCACGCGCACTTCGACCAGCACGGCCTGGGTGGGCACGCCGTTGCTGGTTTCCCGGATCTGCACAACCACAGGCCCCTGCTTGTCGGTGAACCACAGGTCAATGCCCGCAGACTGAATGGCCTCATCCAGCACCAAGGTCTGGGCCAGGTGGT